GTCGGTGGGGCTTCGCCCCCCCCGCTGGCGAGGGGGGGAATAGATTCCTTAGTGGGGAGTCTATACATGAGTAGTTTAATCATGTATTGCGAGGTCATGTTTCGGGATTTGCTTAATCCTTACTCGCCTTTCAATGGTTCAACGGACATTGAACAAACCCCGCCGGCGGTGATTAGCTCGCCCCGTTTGCCGGACGTTGCCGGCCTTGCGGCGGGGCTTGCCGTGCTTCCGTTGCCGTCTAGACGTTCGCTTGCCGTCCTTGGATCCATGCCGCCGCCCTATGCCGTGTAGACCTGCCGCCAGGCCAAGCTTGCGGACGTTGCCATGCCGTGCCGTTGCCGGCCTGCTATTGTCGCCTAGCGTGCGCGGTAGGGCAACGGGTATGACAACGGGTAGGGGTTGCCGCCGCCCTATGCCGTCCGCCTGGTCGCTTGCAATCCCGTCCCCCGGCGGCGCGGCCTACAATACGGCCAACCGCCGTCTTTCAACCGCTGAACACGCCGCGCGGATTGTTGCCGCTTAATCAAACCGATTGACACGCCGCCGCCCTTTCCTTTGTCTCATCCCGCAATCCTAATACCTAACTACATGAAAACCGTTTCTTCTCATCTTATTATTTCGGCGACAAACGCCTATCAGTTGGAAAGCAAACAAAGCGGTTTCTATCTTATGCCTTATTCCCACGCGGTTCAATTCGGGGTCCCGTTTGCTATTACGTTTCAACACGGCGGGGAAGATTACGCCGTCATTATCGAACCCGAAACCCTTGTTTGATCCATTAAACCAAAACCCATGCAAAACCTAAAAGACGCATTAACCGCCGCCGCCCTGACTTTCTTAGCCTGGTTAACGGCCGTTTGTTTCCTTTCACTTTAATTTCCCTAACATGAAAACTCCCCTACCCTTAGACATCAAATCCGCGCTAGATCAGGTCGCCGGCATTGCGGACGGCCTAGCGGCAACCGCTTGCCAAGTTGAAAGCGGAAAGCTCCGCGGCCTTAATGTCGCCGGCGTCCTTGATAACTTGGATTATGTCGCCGGTTGCCTTACCTGGAAAGAATTAGAAAACGCGCCGGCCATGTTGAACGCCGCCGCCCGTGCTTTCCGTCAAACCTTCCCCGCTGACTCCCTTGGATGGGAGGACGCCGCCGTGCTGAGCCGGATTGCCTACGCAATCGAGCAAGGCCAGGTTGAACAATACATGAAAGAAAACCCCGGTGAAACGGCGGACTTTTACTTTAAGAAGGAAAACCCCTTTTCTTCCCTTTAACCCTTCCCCTAAAACACATGAAGCCCATAAAACAAACCGCGCCGCAGGTTAAAGCGGCAAACCTATGCCCCACTAAATCCGCCGGCACGTCCGGCCCGGACGGCGGCCATTATGCCGCCGGCTTTCGGCCGGCAATCCTGCCGCCGGAAATCTTGGCAAAGGTTTACCCTGCCGGCGTTCCTGCCGGTTATCCCTACGGCGTTTTTACGCCAGCGGAAGCCGCCAAGCGGCAAGCGGTTGTTAATCAAATCCTATCCGGCAAGCGCAGCCGCCGGAAAAGCGGAAAGGGGGAAAGCAAATGAGTAAGGCAACCTTGATTGCCGCCGGCTTGGCCTCCGCCCCGGTGCCGGTGATCCATCCCGCCGCTTTGCTTCCCTTTAAGCTTCCGTCTTATTTGCTTTCCGTAGAAGCGGACGCTAAAACGGATAAGGGGACGGCAAGCGGATACCTAACGGGTATTCTTTACTTGGCCCCGGGACAGCTTGCCGGCGTAGGTAACCTTTGCCCCCATGCGTCCGCCGGTTGCCTTGCCGCTTGTCTCTTTACGGCTGGCCGCGCCGGAATCTTTGAAGCGGTAAACGCCGCCCGGGTCATGCGAACCAGGTTTTTACATGATAACCGCGCCGGCTTTATTGCCGCCCTTAAAGGGGAAATTGCCGCCCTTATCCGCAAGGCAAAGCGGCGGGGCTTGCGGCCCGTTGTTCGATTAAACGGGACGTCCGATCTCCCATGGGAAAAGTTAGCCCCGGAATTGTTTACGGAGTTTCCTAGGTTGCGCGTGTATGACTACACTAAGAGTCTCCGCCGCGCCGTTGCCTTTGCTAAGGGTGAGCTTCCCCGGAATTATCACCTTACCTTTTCTTATTCGGAAACAAACGCCGTTGCCGCTGGTGTGGCCTTGGCCGCCGGCGTGAACGTTGCCGCCGTTGCCGATGGGGTAAAGGTGGGGCAAAGGTTTGCTTTGCCTGGTTTGAATGATGAGCGGCCCACCTTTTCCGCTGACCGGCACGACCTCCGTTTCCTTGATCGCAAGGCGGCGGACGGCAAAGGCCGGATTGGAATTCTAAAAGCCAAGGGGAAAGCAAAGGCGGATCAGTCCGGCTTTGTTATCCGCGCAACCGCAACCGCCCATGCGTAACCCCTCCGGCTTTCAATTCTACCCCGGCAACCGCTTGCCGGCTTTGTGCCGGGATGGGGTTTGCCGTTCGGCGGTGATCACAGGCCACCCTGATACCTGGTTTTCCTTACCCGCCGCCGTCCAAGTTTCCGTTGCCGGCAAGCGGCGGACGGTTGCAGGTTTCCTTACGCATGACTTGGACGGCAAGGTTTGTTTCCGCGCATACCTTTACCGTGCCAACCATGCGCTTATCCCATGGACACCTCACAAGCCCCGGCTTGCCGCTGCCGCCTTGCGATTGATTAAGGCAACGGCCTACGGACGTGGGGCACCGGGATACACTTGGGATTGGGCAAGCGATCATGCCGCCGCCCTTGCCGCCGGTTGCCGGCATTATTACGGCACAAGCGAATGGCCGGAAGGGGGCTTTGCCGCCCGTGCCGTGCTTAGGCGTTTGCCGCCGGAGTTATTGCCCCGCCTGGCGGTTTACTTCGATAAATTGGCGGCCCTTTATCGGTTGTTCGATCCAATCGAGCAAACCCCGGTTGCCGTGCCGCCTACGCCGCCGCCGCCGGCATGAAGCCCCGGCGCCCCGTAAACCTTACAAGCCCCGCCCCGTGCGGGGCTTTTCTTTTCCCTAGTTCGCAACCGTGCAACCGTGCCGCACAAGCCCCGCCCCGCCCCGCTGCCGCCGGTTTGCCGTCCGCCCTTCCCCTTTCCCTTCCCGGCCCCGTGCCGCCCCGCCTGGCGCAAGCTAGGTCGGTTTGCCGCCCCGCCGCTTCCCTTGCCCCGTGCCGCCCTTTGCCGTGCCGGGGCTTCCCTACCCCTTCCCCTTGCCGTCCGCCCCGCCTGAAAAGGCAAGGCAACCCCTTTCCGCCGGCCCTATGCCGGCAACGTGCCGCGCCGTCCGCCGGCAACCGCCGCCCCGCTCGATCCCGTGCCGTCCGCCCCGCCGTCCGCCGGCGGCAAAAGTGAGACTTACGAAACAGAGGTAAACGACTAAACATTGCCCCAAAACATGGGCGGCGAGCTAATGATTTAATCATTAGTAAACTTATCACCTTTCGACCCCAATCACGAAATTTAAAAAACGTGGGGGGTCGCCGGGTCGGACTCATACTGACCCCCCCAGAAAACCGATTTTTTTCATTTTCCCCATTAAAAATTCATTTTCAGGGGCGTGACCCCGGATTTTTTTCGGATTTTCCTACGCATTTCTGCGTAGATTAATCGGCCATAATCTACGCGCCGTCGACACGTCGACACGCACGGCTGATTTATCATAGACAACTTTTAGCCAATAAATACGGGCATGAAATAGGCCGCACGTTGCCGCCAAAGCATGGCCGACGTGCATGATCCAAAAACGTCGACCCCCTAAAATATTGCGACCCCTTTTGAAAATCCGAAGGATTTCCCCCCCCTGGGGTATAAATATTTCGTTGCCTTTGTTTTTTCGGGCGGTACCCCTAGGGGGATGACGAACACCCTACTGGTTACGTTGGCTGCTACGCTTGCGGCCATGCCTGCTGAAGCCCGGGACAAGGCCGAGCTGCTCATCCTGACGAACGCCATCGGCGCGGTCGAGAGCGGCATGAACTACGCCGCCGTCGGCGACGGCACGAAAGCCGTGGGGGCGTGGCAGGTCCACGTCGCCGCCTGGATCACGGCGAACCAATGGCGGGAGAAGCATGGCCTGCCGAAAATCAGCAGGCGGGAGTGGCGGGTGCCTGAGAACCAGCGAGCGATTGCCTTGGCCTATGTGACGTGGTGCCGGGAGCGGCTCGTCGACGACGGCATCCTGAAGCCGTCGCCTGAGCAAATCTATCTGGCCTTCAGCATGGGCTTCAGCGGTGCGAAGGCGGTAGGCCACTCGCTGGTCACCGCGCCGAAGGCTAAGGCCGAAGCAGCGGAGCGGGTGGGCAACATTTACCGGGAGCTTACCAAGTGAAGTCCTACCTTTGCATCGACCCCGGAGCGTCTGGCGGCTGGGTGCTGGACGAAGGATCCCAGATTACTTGGGGCGACAACGACGGCCTGGTCGAACTGTGTCCCCCTATCAACACGACGGTGGTCATCGAGAAGGTGCCGGCGTTCGTCGGCCCTATCCCGGCGTCGGCGTCGTTCAAGCTGGGCTACTCCTACGGCTGGATTGTCGGCTTGTGGCAGGGGCGCGGATTTAAGGTCGTGCTGGTGACCCCGCAGGAGTGGCAGAAGACCATGGGCGTCGGCACGAAGGGCAAGTCGACGACGTCAGAATGGAAGAACAAGTTGAAGTCCGAGGCTCAACGTCGCTTCCCAGGCGTGGAAAAAATCACGCTCAAAACGGCTGACGCATTTTGCTTGCTCTCCCACGCGCAGCAATTCAACCTCTGAGTCCCTCCCATGATTAAGAAACTCATCAAGACCCCGCCGGCACGACTGCTGGCCGCAATCCCTGACACCGAGTACGTCGTCCTTTCGGACGGCACCGTGGCGCGTCGGCTGAAGCCCTACGTCGTCAACACGAAGGTGTCCTACAACATGATGCTGGACGGCGTCCTTCGCCGTGTGTCCAGCCGCAAGCTCCTCGCCGCCGCCAAGGCCGTCGCCTGATATGAAAGACAAAACCTTCATCATCATTGGAATCGTCTGTGCCGTCGCCTGCGTAGTCGTATGGGCAAGAATGAACAGCACCAGGCAGACGCTCAAGGGCATCACCTCAAGGGTCAGCGGACTGGAGCGCAAGGTCACCCTGTTCGACGCCAACGGCAAGCCAATCCGATCTTGGGATATCAACAGCACCTATAGGGCTGACGGCACCGGCATCGACTTCATCGACAAAAACGAGAAGTTCGTCGCCATCAACGGAACCTTCATCGTCGAAGAAAAATAACATGGAAAACAACGAACTCGTCCCCGTGACGCCCCAGTCGACCGAACTCGCCGCCGCTGGCGTTTACGACCGCATTTCCGACCCGATGCAGGCAATCAAGACTCTCGGCCTGTCCATCTTCAAGTCTGGCATCTTCGGCCTCGATAAGCCCGAGCAGGGCGAAATCCTTGCCATGCAATGCATGGTCGAAAAGAAGTCCCCGCTGGAACTGGCGCGGACTTACCACTTCATCCAAGGGCAGCTTGCCATCCGCTCCGACGCCTTGCTGGCCAAGTTCCAGCAGGCCGGCGGCACCGTCGCCTGGACGGAGCGATCCGACGAGAAGGTGAAGGCCACCTTCCGCAAGGGGACGTCGTCTGCCGACATCGTCGCCGACATGAAGGAGTACGTCGGCAACGGCACCGCCATGACGACCGACAAGAAGACCGGCCAGCCTTGCCTGAAAGAGAACTGGAAGAAGTGGCCGCGCCGGATGCTGACCGCCCGTGCGATCAGCGAAGGCGTCCGTCTCATCGCCCCAGAGTGCTGCTTCGGCACCTACACCGTCGAAGAACTCGACGCCACGCCCTCCAAGACCGTCGCCCGACAGAATACCCCGACCCTCGACGAACTCGTCCCTGAGGCCAAGCGGGAGGCCGCCGTCGCCGTGCTACGGCAGGTCGGACACTTGACTCCCGAGCAGGGCTGGGCAGACATCTCGCAGGACTTGGCCGAAACGCTTTGCAAGAAGCCTGGCCCGTTCCTCTCCGCCGTTGACTCGCATCTTTCCCTATGAGCCACACCCCCGAAGAAATCGTCCACGAATTCAAGCCCCTGCCCGACCGCTCGCCGGAAGACCAGGTGAAGGCGTTGACCCAGATCGTCCACCAGATGAGCCAGAACTGTTTCGAGGTTCGCCTTGAGCTGAACGACCTGCGCGAACAGAACGTCGACCTGATGAAGGAGCTGCTCTACCTGCGCGGCATCGTCAGCACCGAAGCCGTCGCCAACTACCGCAACCTTACCAAGAACTGAGATGCAACACCCTGTTCCGCTCGACGACATTATGAACGGCGTCCTCGCCCTCTGCACCCTGATGTTCGCCTTGATCATCAGCATCGCCATGTGGCGCGAAAAAAGCAAAGACTCCGTCATGTGGGGCTTCACCGGCGTCGTCACTTTCCTCACCGTGGCCTTAGGCATCTATATCGCCGCCAAGGGTTACGCCTGGTTCACCGCCCATATTCTCTACCTCCCATGAGCAAGCAAATCCCCGACGAAGAGTATAACAACCATCCCGGCCTCTCGCAGAGCGGCGCTAAGGAGCTGTTGCGTTCCCCCGCGCACTACCTCGCCTACCTCGACCGTGACCGCACGGAGCAGACGCCGGCCCAGCGGCTCGGCACCCTGATTCACCTCGCCTCGCTCCAGCCGAAGGTCTACGACGCCACCGTCGTCGTCGCCCCAGACTGTGATAAAAGGACTAAAGAGGGCAAAGAAATCTGGGCCGCATTCCAATCCTCCCTCAAGCCTGGTCAGGAAGCCATCAGCCAGAAGGACGGCGAACTGGTCACCAACGTGTCCATCGCCGCCCGTGCCGGCCTCGACAAGCTGATGAAGGACTTCGACGGCGAGTCAATGATCACCGAAGTCCCGATGATCGGACGTGTTAACGGCACGGACATCAAGGGCAGGCTCGACGCCATCATCACGACGAAAGATGGCAAGCGTATCGTCGTCGACATCAAGACCACGATGGACGCCGGCGCGGATTCGTTCGCCCGGGACATCGCCAACTACAAGTACTACCTCCAGGCGTCGTGGTACACAACCCTCGCCCACGCCGATCAGTTTGTCTTCTTGGCCGTCGAGAAAGACTTCCCGAACTGCTGGGCGACGTACACGCTCGACGAGGCCGCGCACCAGAAGGGCATCGCCCTGATGAACTCGGCGATTGACCTGTTTGCTTCCTGCAACAAGTTCCGCCAGTACCCGGGCTACCCGCAGGAAGTCCAGACCCTCACCCTCCCGAAGTGGGTGCAGTAACTCTCCCCCCGAACCACAACCCATAAACCCAATACCATAACATGGCATTCAAGTTCAACCCCAACGCCGCCGAGGATCGCAAGTACGTCTCCAAGGCCGGCACCTACACCGCCACGGTGCAGGGTGCGAAGCAGGATTACCTCCCGCCCCGCGCCGATCTGTACGCCCGGATCACCTTCGTGACCACCGAGGGCGAAACCGTCTTCGGCGACCTGTTCGCCAAGCCGGACAAGAACGGCGGACACGAACGCCTGGAGCAGTTCCTTGCTGCTTCGGCCACGGACGAGGAGGTCAAGGAGTACGTCGCCGGCGGCGAGCTGGAGGTCGACGAGTCCTTCCTTGAGAAGATTCTCGCCCGTGCCAAGGGTCGCACCCTGAAGGTGCGCGTGACAGAGCGTAAGTATACCAAGAAGGACGGCACGGAGGGGGTGGCCTACCAGGCGTCCTTCTTCACCCGCCTGCCCGGTGGCCCCGCCCAGAACCCCTTTTAAGGGGTAAGGACGACTTGAATAGGGGGGACGAAAGTCCCCCTTTTTTTATGCTTGTGTTACCGACGCCGATGCACACAACAAAGGACGCCACCCGCATAATACCCATAACACCCATGAAGATCACCGAAGAACAACTCATCTCGTTCGTGCGCGACGAACTCGACACTAGCAAGATGTCCAAGAAGAAGTACCTCCAATACGTCCTTGAAGCCCTCAAGGAACCGATTGAACACGAAGTCTCCTTCAATCCTGAAATCGAAGACAACTGGACGCACACGATCTGGCTCTGCGAATACCCGAGCCACGTCTGTTCCGTCGTCGCCTGCGATGGCGGCGAGCGTAGCCGCTACTGGCTGGACAAGCGTATGTCCGGCACCGAGTACGCCTGCATCTTCAAGGCCAATCCCGACATTGATTACATCGTCCTCCGTTGCGGTAACAAGCGTCCCCGCTATATCATCGTCGACGGCAGCAAGTACCGCAACCTTGCTAATTAACATGGAACTCAAGCTCCGAGACTATCAGGAAGCCGCCGTCACCGCCGCGCTGTCGCACCTTGCCAAGGGCGTCAACCCGCTGGTGATTGCTCCGACGGGTGCCGGTAAGACCGTCATCGCCTCCAGCATCATGTCCCGCTGGCAGATTGGCACGAACCGCAAGTGTTTCTTCGTCGCCCACCGCAAGGAGCTGATCGACCAGGCCGCTGCGACGATGACCCGCGCCGGAGTAACGGGCGAAGCCCTGTCCGTCTTCTCCGCTGACTTCGACCATATCTCGGCCGAAGACAAGGCCACCGCGCTGGTCGTCTTCGACGAAGCCCACCATGCCGTCGCTTCGTCGTGGGCTAAGTTTAACGCCGTGTTCACCGGCCCTAAGGTCGCCGTGACCGCCACGCCTGACCGACTCGACCGCCAGCGTCTGGAGACTGTCGGCTTTGAAACCGCCTACGAGATCGCCATCCGCACCCTTATCGAGCAGGGTCACCTCGTCCGTCCGATGGCTCAGAAGATGCCCGTCGAGATGAGCCTGATTCGCTTGCGCGGTTACGACGACGCCCTAGAGGCTGTCGCCGACAGCATCGTCGTCGAGCTTGACCGCTGGGATCGCAAGAAGGCCATCGCCTTCCTCCCCGACGTCGATTCTTCCCTTCGCCTGGTATCGCACCTTCGCCAACGTGGCATCGAGGCCGGACACGCCGACGGCAGCACGGGGAAGTTCCGCGCCGGCACCGTTGACGCCTTCAAGAACGGCGATCTGCGTGTCCTCTGCAACGTCAACCTGTTCACCGAGGGCTTTGACGCCCCGGAAACCGATTGCGTCATCCTGCTCCGTCCGACCCAGTCCCGCGCCCTCTGGTGTCAGATGATCGGGCGCGGCCTCCGCACGGCTCCGGGCAAGACCGATTGCCTCATCCTCGACCCTATGTGGATCAGCGGCGAGAATTCCTTCACGCCTGCTGACGCCTTCACAGTTCACCCGCAGGCCAAGTCCGCTCAGATTCAGGGTTCGCACGATCCGCTGGAAGCCGCGCAGGGTTGCGACCGCCAGGCCGAGGAGGCTATGCTTCGCCGTATCGCCGCCGAAGAGCAGCGGTCGGCCACCAAGGAAGCCAAGGAACTGGGGCTGGTCGACCTGTCCGTCGCTTGTGCCGTCTTCGGCTTTGTCCTGCCGGCGGCGACGTCGGACTCGTCCATGTTCCATTACCAAGCCACCGAGCTTGCCAAGTACGGCGTTTACGCCCGTGGTATGACTGCTGACCAGGCCGACTGGATGATCGCCCGTCTGAAGGCACGGGAAGCCCTTAATCTGGCCACCGTGAAGCAGGTGCGTAAGCTCCAGCAGTTTGGGGTGCGCGGTGCCGAGCGTCTGAGCAAGGACTCGGCGTCGAAGGCCATCGCCTCCGACTGGCGTATGCAAAAGGGGGCGAGCCGTCAGTCCCCCCTCCAAAAAATCTACGGACGAATCTTCGATAACTATGATGCCTAAAAATACCAAGCCGCTGGTCTTTATGATCACCGGCGTCGCTCGCGCGGGGAAGGACACCTTCGCCGCTTGTCTGATGGAACACTTCAACGGCAACGGTTGCCGTGCGGAGGTCTTCAAGTTTGCCGATGTCCTGAAAGACCGGGCTAACGACGTGCTTCGGGCGATGGGGGTCTTCAAGGCCGGCGAGCGTGACTTTCATGCCGAAGAGTTCAAGGTTCGCCATAGGGGGCTGCTGGTCGAATTAGGCCGTACCCTCCGGGGGGTGGACAAAGACATCTTCGCCAGGCACCTGAACGCACAGGTGCATATGTTCTTGGACTACGCGCCGCTCGACGTCCGCCCCGTGGCCTTAATCTCGGACTGGCGTTACCTGAACGAGTACCTGTTTCTGGCCAAGCACCTCGACGCCCAGATCGTGACGGTCGAGATGCAGCGTCCGGGCTACGGGCCTGCGAACGACGAAGAGGCTGGGAGCTTGGCTGACATGATGTCGGCCATGCAGGTCTTGCATACTCGATTGGCGGTTGACCCCGCCGGCGTCCGCGCCGTAGCGTCTGAAATCTACCACATCTACCGATGAAACCTGACAGAGATCAAATCGACCGCCTGGGCTTTGAGGTCTGGGCTGACAACGCCATCGTGAACATGATGGAAAACCTGCCACCGGATTGCACGGCGTTCAGCAGCCACGACGACGATATCAGCATCCAGATCACCTTGGTCGGCAAGGACGTCATCGGACGAGTCCGCGCCTACGTTCCTGGCTACGGCTGGAAACATTACGAACGCACGATCCGTCGTGCCTGCTACGACAACTGATGAGCCGCTTCGTCCCTGTATCCTTTGAGAAGTGGGCTGAGATGGTCAAGGCTCGGTCCGACCTCGTCCGCTATAAGGAGATGTGCGACGAGCTGGACGCCGAATGCACCCGCCTCAAGGCCGAGGTCGAAAGGCTGACGGCTGTCTTTGTCCCCGAAAACTTAATTCTCCGCGCCGACGTCGAGCGTCTGACTAAGGCCGGGGATGCGATGGCTGTCCACCTTGCAGGATGCTATCGTAGCGAAGGTTATGACCCAAAAAACTGTCGTGCGATTGACATCTGGAACGCCGCCAAGGAGGGCAAGCAGCCGTGAAGCACCCGAAGCAGGTCGGTATGTCCTGCAAGAATACGCGCTTCATCAAAGCCTCCCTCACCCCTTACGAAGCCAAGCTCGTCCAGAAGACCACAAAGGCCGACCGTGATCGCTGGAACGAACTGATGGCCAAACCTTGGAACAAATGGCAACCCACTCCCTCCGCCGAAACAACTACGGCAAAATCAAGCAAGCGGTCGTCGAAGCCCACACCGCCGGCCTGACCTACGCCGACGTCGAGGCCAAGTACGGCTACCGCCGCGCCAGCCTTTACGAAGCCGCCCGACACCTTAACCTTAAACTCAAACCCTCCAAACATCGCACATGAGAAAGCCCCCAATCAACCTTACCCAGTACACCCATAAGATGCCCCGCCGCTGCCACGCCCTGCTCGTCATCCTCGACGGGGGCAAGGTCGAGCATCCCGAGTTCGTCGCCTACAGCCGGGACGAGTTCGCCATCGAGCTGGCCAAGTGGAAGCGCACGGTGCTTCCGACCCTTCGCCGCTCCAACGTCGAGTTCTGGGAGCTGCACAACGGCGATCACCAGGCGGTCAACCTGCTCAACCGATGAGCGAACACTACGAACAATTATTTAATCGTGCAGAAGAATTGGAACACGAAGTCCAAATTCAATGCGAAGAAAATGAACGATTGAGAAAAGAATTAGAAAGATTACAGTCCGCTTATAAAAATCATAGAAAACAATTCAAACTTTTGATGAAGGCCGGTGAAATGATGTATGTCTTTATCGAAGAAAGAATTGAAGACGGATTGTTTTACGATGAAGCATTAGACGCTGCAAACCATGTGATAGATAAATGGCATGATGCAAAAACTGTATTTTTAAAAAAATGAAACAATTAATATACGAGACTGGGTTGCTTGAAAAAAAACCAATCGGAATAACGAATGGAAATCTTACACTTACTGAATGCGATCCGTCAGAGGCCGATGAGTACATAATTAAATACCATTACTCACACAAAGCCACCAGTAACAGGTTTTTGAGCCTTCGTGTAAATGAAGGCAAGGACACGGGGGGGTATATTCAGCTTGGTTACGGAATAAGGCCGGCGATGAAGCACACGATTTCGTCTCAAATCACCAAAGACAATTATTGTGAATTTGATCGTATGTGGCTTTCAGACGATCTGCCTAGATTCTCCGAAAGCCAAGTGATTGCTCTACTTTTGTCTTATTTGCGCCAGGTTTACAAAAAGATAAAGTTTGTAATAACATATGCGGATAGCACAGCAGGGAACAAGGGTACCATTTATAAGGCTACTAATGCAATTGTGCTTGAGCCAATAAAAGCCGATTTGTACATACTTTCAAACGGTGAGCGAGTCCACCCTGTAACCATGTGGCATAGGCACAAAACAAGAGCGTGGGATGTTATGCAGAAACTATACCCAGGCATTACAAAGCCTAAAGGTGTTCAATTCAGGTTCCTTTATATACTTGATAGAAAGGCCGAGAAGGCTTACAGAAAAGAATCAGAAAATAAGACTTTTGCGGAACAAGTGTCGAAAAAGACACGCACCGATTCCATCGGTGAGAGCGAGGTGAAAGTCCTCGGTTCCGCTCCAATTTCCCAAAACGAATGAGCCGCCAGAAGATCAATTGCTACGGACGTCCACCGGCGCGACTTGCCGTCCTAGAGGGAATCAAGCACGGCCTGACCGCCAAGGAGACAGCCTATGCCTACGAGTATAGCCTCCGTGCCGTGCAGGAAGCCGCCGCCCGGATGAAGGTGTCCTTCGTCTGGTCTGGCATCGGGCGACCCCCTAAACACCTGCCTAAGAATAACAATGAACATCAATAAGGGCTGGAAGCGGTTCATGGCGGTCGGCTGCTCCCACGGGATGTACGCCGATCCGAAGGCCATCGAGGGCGTCCTGAAGTTCAAGGAACGCTGGAAGCCCCACATGACCGTCCACCTAGGAGACTTCGTGGACATGACCCCCTTCATGTCGTCGGCGCGGGGCAAGGGCGACGCCGTCGAACCCGATATCGGCGGGGGGCTGAAGTTTCTCGACCAGCTCCGTCCGAACGTTGTTTTGGCCGGCAACCATGAGGTACGCCTGTGGCGCGAAGCGGCCTCGGACGACGAAGTCTATTCCGGCTACGCCCTTCGCCTGATCAACGACATCACCGAGCATTGCCGGAAGCGGAAAGCCCTGTTCATCGAGTACACGGGAATCTGGCAGGCGTTTCAGTTGGCCAACTACAAGTTCACTCACGGAACCGTCTACGGCGAGAATGCCCCACGGGACATGGCCGAGATGTACGGCAACGTAATCTTCGCCCATACGCACAAGGTCGGCCGCATGACGGGACGCCGGGACGATACTCCGACGGGCATCAGCGTCGGCACCCTGACCCGACGGGGGGCTATGGATTACGCAAACACCCGCCGCGCCACGTTCGCCTGGTCGCAAGGTATGGCCTTCGGCTACTATAACGATGAGCAACTGATCCCGTGGGTGCATGAGCAGCCGCAGGGTCAGGACGAATGGATTCTCCCGGTATGAAGACCGAAGAAGTCCTGAAGAAACTTTGGAAGCTGAAGTCCAAGGGGGCTGACGAAGTCCCGAAGGGATTCAAGGACTTGGATCAATTGACCAAGGAATGGAAGGTTCACCGAACGACGGCACGGGCGTGGGCGTTGGAACTGGTCAAGGCCGGCGAACTTAAACAGATCAGGTTGCGCTTCTTCGACGGTCGACGTATCCAGATGAAATACTTTTACGGTTGACGCCGTAAGTTTGAGCAAAGATAAAGATTAAGCCACCTATGAAATATCTATCTGTCTGTTCTGGAATGGAAGCAGCATCCGTCGCCTGGCATCCGCTTGGCTGGACACCTGTCGGCTTCTCCGAAATCGAACCTTTCCCATGCGCCATCCTCAAACACCGATTCCCCAACGTACCTAACTATGGATCACTCACCGAATACCAATCCTGGCCTCTTGAACAAGGAGCAATTGACCTTCTGGTCGGAGGAACTCCCTGCCAGTCCTTCTCCGTCGCCGGCCTCCGAAAAGGACTTGCCGACCCCCGGGGCAACCTCGCTCTCACCTTTCTTGGGCTGGCTGACAAGCTCAAGCCCCGCTGGATCGTCTGGGAAAATGTCCCCGGTGTCCTGTCTTCGGGAGGAGGGCGGGACTTTGGTTCCTTCCTCGGGGCGTTGGTCGAACTCGGGTATGGGTTCGCCTACCGAGTGCTGGACGCTCAACACTTCGGAGTTCCCCAGCGTCGTCGTCGAGTCTTCGTTGTCGCTTGTCTTGGAGACTGGAGAGCTGCCGCAGAGGTTCTATCTCTCGCCGAAGGCCTGCGCGGGTATCTTGAGACGGGCAACAAAAAGAGGAAAGCAACTTCCCCCGATGTTGGAGAGGGCGTTGAGGCAAGCGGCCTCCAGCGAATCGTCGGAACCCTCTGTGCCGACAGCCACCCCGGAGCTTACAGCGGACAAGACGCCTACACAGGACGACTGATACCTGCGCCGATTTCTCATTGGGAAGGTGGAGACATCCACCCGACGCTGAACCAAGCCCATAACATCGGTTCGCCTGGCTATTCCAATCAGGAACTGTTCAGCCAAAAGGGGGCTGGGCTTGTACCTACCCCTTACCGCAAATCCAGGCGAGCTTGCTCTACGACCGATCACGAAACTTGGGTTGAGGCCGACGCCAGCAACACCCTCAACAACTTCGACCTTGGCGACACGCGCACGACCCACGCAGTCGTGCAGCCAATCCCAATTCAAGACGGACGCGAGATTGAGAAGCACCAGAACGGAATGGGAGTCGGAAACCTAGGCGACCCTGCTTACACAATCGACACTACCGGCGCTCAGTCCATCGCTATCCAAGGCACGATCATCGGACGCAGCGATAACGCCGGACCACAGGGAGTCGGTGCTACTGAAGGCGGGCCAATGTTCACGCTGACGAAGACCGACATCCATGGCGTCAGCCAGAACATGGCCGTCCGTCGCTTGACGCCGGTGGAATGCGAACGCCTGCAAGGCTTCCCTGACAACTGGTCGCGCATTAGCTGGAAGGGCAAGCACGAGTCGGAGTGTCCCGATGGCCCTCGTTACAAAGCCTGTGGAAACAGCATGGCAGTACCTGTGATGGCCTGGATAGGGAATAGGATTGCAGAGGTCGAGGCAAAGGGACACCAGTCCTGAAGCCACCATGACCACCGAGGATCGTATTTCCGGGGCGAGAGCCTATCTCGCCAAGCTGCCTGCCGCCGTCGCCGGCCAAGGCGGACACCCTGCCACCTACCGCGCCGCCAGCATTCTGGCCAACGGCTTCGACCTGCCGTGGTCGGACGCATGGGCGTTGCTTCAGGAGTTCAACGCCCGTTGCTCGCCGCCTTGGTCTGAGAAAGACCTACGTCACAAGTTGAACGACGCCTACGTCAAGCCGCACGAACGCCAGAAGGGCTGGCTTGTCGCCGGCAAGGAACGCCGTGTCGGCGCGAACGGTCGCTTCGTCTTCGACCCGACCCGTGTCGCCGAGCTGGTCGACGTCCAGACGCCGTTCACGACCGCCGACGTGCTGCTGAACTGCTTCAAGGACGAGGACGTCATTTGCATCACGAACGAGGCCGGACAGACCGAGGACGGCAAGTGGTTCCCGGCGTCGAAGGGCATCTTTCTGACCCGCGCCGAGTGGATTACCAAGTTCTTCGGACCCGGAGCCGTGGGGGCTGCGAAGTTCGCCGGCACGGAGTCGGGGGCTTGGATTCGTATCAACCCCTTTACGCCCGACGACTTCTCCGGCACGGACAATTCGGTTTCGGCCTACCGCCACGTCTTGGTTGAATTCGACAAGAAGGCCAAGGACGAGCAAATCGCCATCTTTCAGCAGTCCAACCTGCCCATTAGTCTGCTCGTCGACTCGGGCGGCAAGTCCGTCCACGCATGGGTGCGCGTCGACGCCCAGAGCAAGGAGCAATGGGAGGAACGCCGTAATACGGTCTACGAATACCTTTCCGACCACGAACCCGACCCGCAGAACAAGAACCCTTCCCGATGGAGCCGGCTGGGGGGTATCATGCGCGGCGAGAACGAGCAGAAGATTGTGGCGTTCAAGATCGGGGCTTTGGACTGGGACGAGTTCCTCGCCTGGCGTGAAGGTCAGGACTTCCCCGAGGAGGTCACGACGGACATCCTTGAGAACTACGACGTCCTGAATGACCCGAACACGGTCATCGGCCACGGACGCTGGTTGCAGAAGGGCGGCTCGCTGCTCATCACCGCGCAGTCCGGCATCGGCAAGTCTTCCTTCGCCATGCAGATGGCTATGTCGTGGGCTTGCGGACGGGAGCTGTTCGGCATCCCAGCGAAGCACCCGTTGAAGATGGGCATCCTCCAGGCGGAAGGGGACGTCGGCGACATGGCCCAGTCCTTCCAAGGCGTTATGTCGGGCATGAGGCTCAACAACGACGAGAAGGCGATGGTCAGGCAGAATCTGCACTTCTTCAACGAGTCGTCGAAGCGCGGCTCGGACATCATCCAGCTCGCCCGTAAGATTATCGTCAGGCATAAGTTGGACGTCATCGTACTCGACCCGCTGATGGCCTACATCGGCGGCAACATCAACGACAACGTGGACGTGACCAACTTTTGCCGTGGGCTGCTGGAGCCGATGCTCAAGGAGACGGGGTGCATCGCCATCCTGATTCACCACGAAGGCAAGCCGAAGGCCAAGGAGGTCACGGACGGCCAGACCTTCTCCGATATGATGTACAGCGGTACTGGCGGTGCGGAGTTGGTGAACTACGTCCGCGCCGTCCTGAACATCCGTCGGGAGTCGAAGGACTTGCCGGTGTTCTCGTTCAACCTGTCGAAGCGCGGCAAGGAAGCAGGGATGCGGACGCCCGACGGCAAGCCTACCCTTGTCCTGAAACT